TTAGTTGGAACATTTGGAGCAGTTGGACCTGCTTCAGGAACATACACGGCATCACCAGGTGCTAATTTTATTGTAGCTTATGTAGCTGGCGGCGGCGGAGGAGGTGGAAGAACTCCAGGAAGTGTTAACGGAGGTGCTGGAGGATTTGGAGTTTATGCAACACCCATATCACAACCTTACTCTAAAGCTTATTCAGTAGGCGATAGAGGAAATGGCCAACAAGGTCAAGGTGGTGGTGGAAATGCTGGAGGAGCAACTAATTTTGGAAACCCTGCAACAGTAACGGCAAATGGCGGTGGCGGTGGCGGTGGACCAGGAGGAAGTGCTGGATCACAAGGAACTGTTTCTGGTGCTACAAAAGATATAACAAATGTAGGTAATTCTTCTAAAGGAAATATTATGAATCTAAGTTTAAGAAAACAAATGGGATGCAGTCATATATCAAACTCTCCTTCTAATTTTAATGCAGTAAATGGAAATATTTCTTTGTCACAAGGAGGACCAATTGGTAATATTAATTCTGAAGGTGGTGAAGATGGCGGTTTCGGTTTTTTATACGTTTACGAAAATATAGGATCTTAATTATGGCTAAAATAGTAATGACATACGTAGAAGATGGTGGAGTTTATAAAGCATTCTTTACTCAAGAGGAGCTTGATGGTGCTACTAGAATTAATCAATCGCAATACACTATTGTTGATTTACCAGACGCTGATTTAACAAAAGTTCACAACGAGAAAGCTGCTTTTAAAGTAACTGACGGAGTTCTAGGAGTTATTGATATTTCACCTGTTCATAACAAAGAAACTTATTCAGAAGCAAGAGAGAGAATAATAACTTCTTTCGATGCATTAAAAGAAGGTAATTTTAAAAATACTGTTTCTTCTTTTATGGATGTAATTAATGGTATTGATATTGATTCTTTAACTATTGATCCTTCTGTGTCTTTTGCAGAATATGTAAAATCAATTAACTCAAATGTTTATTACGATTCTTTTCAATTAGCATAAACATTATTGTTATTGACAGAATATTTTCTGTAATATAAAAAGTTTTTAAAAACTTTATGCAGAATTTTATTGTTGTAGATGATTTTTATACTAAAGAAAACTTTGGTTTAATGTCTAATTTTCAAAGAACATGTAACATGAAAGGTTTACAAGTTCCTCAAAATATTTATTACCCATCGAGGTTAGACGCATACCCTACTTGGGAATCTAATTGTTTTGAAAAAAATGAATTAGAATATAAAATTACAGAAAATGCAATTTTAGAAAATACAAAATTTAAAGTAAGTAAAATGCAATCTTTATTTAGAAAAGTATTAACTTCTGAATTATTAAAATCACCTTATAAAGATAGAAATGAATCATTAGTCCACCAAGATTCCAATAACTACGATTGGGCAGGAGTTGTGTATTTTGATAGTTTCAGCATTGATGATGGAACTAGATTATATTCTTATGCTGATCAAATAAAACCAGATGTTATTGTAGGATCTAAACCAAATAGATGTATATTATTTAAATCTCATTTGTTTCATTCTGCTGGTATAGATTGGAATAAAGATTCTCGAACAGTGCAAGTTTTTTTCGTGGAGATAGATAAAAATGTTTGAAAATATAATTGAATTTAGTGCTCATGAAATATATGTAAATTTAAAAGATGAGTACCCTTCACCTGCAAAAAATAATTTACCTGAATGGTTTAAAAAATTAAACCATGATTGGAAAAACAAAACTGTAAAAGGTTGCATGCCTTTTTTAGATTCTATGTCAGCTGGCTATATTTTAAAAATCCCACAAGATTTTTATATAAATCATAATTTTACTGATGAAAAAGGTAATCAAGATACAACTTTTGCTTGTCCTATGAGCGAGGAAACAAGTATGTTGGATCTTCATTTTGTTAATTTAAATAAACAACAATCAGAACACCATGCTATAGATCAAGTTAAAGGTAGCCCTCATTTAGAAAAAAATAATAATCAAGGTGTTTTAAAGTTTATAAATCCTTGGAAAATAAAAACTCCTCCCGGATATTCTTGTTTATTTGTTCCTCCATTAAATAATTCTGATGACAGGTTTAGTATAATTCCTGCAATTGTAGATACTGATTCTTATGAAAGAGAAGTTAATTTTCCTTTTATAATAAACGGAGATAAATATAAAACTTTAGAAACTACAATTAAAAAAGGAACACCATATGTACAGGTCATTCCTTTTAAAAGAGAAAATTGGAAAATGAAAATAAAATCAAAAAAAACTAAAGATATTGTTAAAGAAGGATTTGGTTTCTCATTAAAATTTTTACACAGATATAAAAATTTAAATTGGCATAAAAAATCATGGAAGTAACAAATTTTATTAAAACTTATAATGTTATAGACAAAAAAGTAATTTCAAAATTTCTACTGTATGCTAAAAATTCTCAACAATTTCAAAATGCTCCTATCGAAACAGCTGATGGTACTGTAGTTAACAATGATATACGAGATGTTGAATCTTTACATTTAACTGATAACCATTTAAGTTTAACTAATGTGCATTGGTACAATTATTTTAATTTTAATTTTTTACAGTGTTTAGAAAAATATAGAATTGAAACTAATTCTGAATACCTTCATTACGAAAAATATTTTGAAATGAATGTTTTAAAATATACTAAAAATAACTTTTATACTTGGCATACCGATCACGGTTTTAAAACTCCTAGAACAATCAGTTGTATTTTATTTTGTAATGAAGACTACAAGGGAGGTGAAATTTGTTTTAAATTGCCTAATCAAAATGAATTTTCTATGAACGGTAAATTAGGCGATGTTCTCATGTGGCCTAGTAATTTTATATACCCACATTGTGTTAAACCAATCACGGACGGAGAAAGAATTACTGTTGTAGGCTGGGTTGTCTAATGAAACACAATGTACTACCTTTATTTTCACAACCTTTATTTACTGTAGAAACTAAAATAGATAGTAGTGAATTAAATTTTATAGAAACAGAACTTAAAAAAGAAAAAATAAATCATAGTGAAATAAATAAATTAAGTGAAGACCCTATTAAAAATAGATTTTATACAGGTTCAGAAAATATATTGCACAAAGATCAATATAAAAATTTAAAAAAAATAATAATAGATTCAATTAAATTATTTAATAATTCTTATTTAATGTATAACACTAATTTTGTTATAATTAAATCTTGGGTTGCTTCTTCTCCTTTTAATAGCAGCTGTGAAATTCATAGGCATAATAATTCTTTTTTAAGTGGTGTCATTTATATAAAAGCAAACGAGAATAGTGGTGACATAGAATTTCAAAATTTTAACCATAGAGATATTTTAATTTATCCAAGAACTGATAATACTTTATATAATGTAGAACGCTATTGGGTAAAACCTAAACCAGGTTTGTTGTTATTGTTTCCAAGTAATATGTATCATAGAGTCCATAAAAATAAATCAGGGGAAGATAGGATATCAGTATCATTTGATATTATGCCTACATACTTTATAAATAAATTTAAAAATGAAACACCAATTAATTAAAAATTTTTTAACTCAAGAAGAGATTAATCTTTTGTCTGATTATTGTAGAATATTACATAGGCAAAATAAAACAAATTTTGATAACCAAAATAGCAATTTTGATTCTAGTTTTTATGCAGATCCTTTAACGGAATCTTTAATGTTAAATAAAAGAAAATTAGTTGAGGAAAAATCAAACATAAAACTATTACCTACTTATTCTTATTTTAGAATTTATACTTATCAATCGGATTTACCTAAACACAAAGATAGGCCTTCTTGTGAAGTAAGTGTTTCAGTACACATAAATTCAGATGGAACTCCTTGGGAAATATTTTTTGATGGTGAAAAGTATGAAACTGTTCCTGGAGATGCTATTCTTTATAAAGGTTGTGAAGTTGAGCACTGGAGAAAACCATTTGAAGGAGACTGGCATGCTCAAACATTTTTACACTATGTAGATTTAAATGGACCTAATAAAAAATTTTTTATGGATCAAAGAAGAATGTGGGGAGACAAGAAATGAGTTCTTTAGAAATTCTTTTTTGTGATTGTCTTTATCATTCAGAAGTATCTAATATTGAAATTAAAAATAAATTATTAAAAATAATACTAGACATTGAAAAAAATAAAAAGTCTGATGAAAAAACTAATATAGGTGGATTTCAAAAAGAACTAGAATGTAGGGAATTATTTCTAAGTTTAATTTCAAATGAAATAAAAAAATATAAATCTTTATTAAATTTTAACAGAGAATTAAAATTAGATAATTTTTGGTGCAATATAAATTATAAAAACAATTATAATTTATCCCACCTTCATCCAAAAACTTATTTTTCTGGTGTGTATTATTTAAAGGTACCAAAAAATTCTGGTCAAATAGTTTTTGATAATTCTAATATATTTCTTAGAATGCACCCAGAATTAGAGGCAGCTTGCAATCACCCTAATTTTAATGTATGTAGAGAAATAAATCCTAAAGAGGATCTATTACTTATGTTTCCATCTTATCTAGTACACGAAGTTGAAAAAAATAATTCTGATGATAAGAGAATATCAATATCTTTTAATTTAATACTATGAATCAAATAAATATATTTACTAACTCTCTTTTTTTTACAGATCAAAAAGACACAGAGTTTAAAGAACAAATTAAAAAAATAAAAACTGTAGACAAAGTTAAATTTAAAAAAATTATTAAAAAATTTGTAGATAACCTAACAAAAAATTATAACGTAAGCTCTGACATAGTTTCTATAAATAATATTCAATATGTTGAAGATTTAAAAAATGAAACAAACTTAAAACTTGTTAAAGAAAATGTTTTATTTCAAGGGTTATACATGATAGACGTAGATGAAGATTGTGGATTAATCTCTTTTGAAAAAGAATCTGAAATATTAGCCATGCACACTGATTTTATTAGAAATTTTAATTTTATAGCTAGAGAAAATACTATTGTGTCAATTCCGTATAATGTAGATTTTATTATGAAAAAAAATAACTCTAATCAAAAAAGAAAATATATTTATTTTACTTTAAATCTTTAGTAGAACATTTAAATTAAAACGCACAGCATCTTGAGAAGGAGGATTACCTTTATGCTCAACCATACTTTTATAAACTTTTGCTTGTCCCATTTTATCCAGATAAAAGGTGTTGTTAACAAAAGTTCCGCCATCGGTGGAGTGTGGGTTATATAAAATACTTAAATACTCTTCTGTAAATTCATCTTGATGATATTCAGTAAAGTTTCTTGGAAAATACATGTTCCATAAAAATCTTTTTATTTCGTAATGTTTAATATTAAGTTTTTGGCAAACAATTTTAGTGATTTTAAAAGCTTCTTCATTTAAAGGAGATGACGTTGTTTTTCCGTTTAATAAAGTTTCTACACTAAACCCTCCACTTCTTCCAACAAGGAGTGGTTCTAATAAAGATTTATAATCAGTACACCTAGTTAAATACCATTGATGATAAATTAATTTATCAATTAATTTTAAATTTTCATCGGTTGATAAAATACCATCTATTAAGGTTACTTCATTAGTATTCATATTTTATAATTCGTTCTTTTAATAAATCTTCTCGAATATCTTTTACATCAAAATTAAATGAAATAATACTTCTTCTTTTATTTGTTTCATTTACTCCTGACCGATGTATTACATGAGATGGAAAGACAATAAAATCGCCTTCAACAACTCTTAGTGAAATAGCTCTGTCTAAATTATGAGGATCTAGTAGCTGAGTATATTGATGGTTATCAAATTCTAGGTAGTACACGCCCGTAAAATTATTAGCGTGAATATGCCAACCATGGGTACCTTGGTTTTTATATTGTTGGAACCATAATTCATGTATTTTAATTGTTTTAAAACCTATTTTAGAAACCATTTTAACTAAATGGTCGTGGATATGTTGACCCGCATATTTAACCCAAGGCCTCTCAAAATCCGAAGATTGATTCCAATCTAATTTAGAAAAGACATCATCAAATTTTTCTTCATCTAATTTAATTTTTGATTGATGAATTAACGATAGTAGGTTATTTTTAATGTTTAAATGATTACAAAAATGTTCTTTTAAAAGAGGTGTTCCTATGGAAAAATTCATAAAAACATGTATTATAGGTTTTGTAAAAAAATAGCAAGTTCTATACTACCACTAAATTTTGTTGTAAAATAACATTATGCCTTTAACAAAAGTAAATATAGCACCAGGATTTAACAAACAAGTAACTGCAACAGGAGCAGAAGGTAAATGGACCGATGGCGATTTTGTTAGATTTAGATACGGTTTACCTGAAAAAATAGGTGGTTGGGAACAAATTGTTAGTTCAACCCTAGTAGGTGCTGCAAGAGAACAGTTTGTTTGGGCAGACCTTGATGGAAGAAGATACGCAGCCATAGGTACAAACAAAGTTTTAATTATTTATTATGAAGGATCTTTTTACGATATAACTCCTTTAGGTACAGCTTTAACTAGTTGCACTTTTAGTACAGTCAACACTTCAGCAACAGTTACAGTAAATAAAGCTGCACACACTTTACAGCCTGGAGATTTATTTACTTTTACATCTGTCACCCCTCCAACTGGAGCTGGTTATGCAGCATCTGATTTTACTACCAACACTTTTGAAGTGGTAACTGTTCCAGATAGTGATTCCTTTACTATTACAATGGCAAGCGCAGCAGGGACAACGGTCAACGGAAGTGGATCAGCTACAGTTAACCCTTATATAAGTGCAGGTTCTTTAAGTTTTACTTATGGATTTGGTTGGGGAACAGGATTATTTGGAGGTGGTCAACAAGTATTTGGAACGCTAAACGGAGCTTTATTGGATGACACTGCAGGAACAGGAGGATCCGGAACTTCAATAACACTTGTATCTACTACAGGGTTTCCTACATCAGGAACTATAAAAGTTGGTAACGAATTTATTTCTTATACAGGTATATCTACAAATGATCTTACTGGTATTACTAGAGCTGTTGCAGGTACAAGATCAGCTCATGCAGATGGATCAGGGGTTGAGTATTATACTGGATGGGGAGAAGCTTCACTTTCTCAAACATTAACGATAGATCCTGCTTCATGGTCTTTAGATAATTTTGGAGAAAAACTAATAGCAACTATTAAAAATGGAAAAACTTTTGAATGGAATCCAATTAATTCAAATCCTAGTGCATTGACCACTAGAGCTACAGAAGTTAGCGGAGCACCAACAGCATCTGTTATGTCTTTAGTTTCAGATAGAGATAGACATCTTTTAATGCTTGGAACTGAAACTACTATTGGAAGTGGTACTACTCAAGATAAAATGTTTATAAGATTTTCTGATCAAGAAAATATTAGTGAGTACGCACCAACCTCAATTAATACAGCAGGTACTTTTAGAATTGATGCAGGCACTAAAATAGTGGGTGCGATCAAAGGAAAAGATTATACATTTGTTTTAACAGATACTTCTGCTTATGTTATTCAATTTGTTGGTCCACCATTTACTTTTTCTATAAGACAGGTAGGATCAAACTGTGGAGCTATAGGACAGCATTCTATTAAATATGTAAACGGAGCAGTATATTGGATGGGAGAATCTGGTGGCTTTTATGTTTACGATGGTACTGTAAAATCTTTACCATGCCAAGTTGAAGATTTTGTTTTTACCAACAAAGGAAATAATCTTGGTGTAAACTATCAAAACGGTGAATCAGTGTACGTAGGTTTAAATCACTTATACGAAGAGCTTACTTGGTTTTATCCTAAATCAGGTTCATCATTTAATGATAGATCTGTAACCTATAACTATCAAAGTAATACCTGGACAACAGGTTCGTTAGCTAGAACTACTTGGGTAGATGCTAATTTATATGACGTCCCTTATGCAACTGAATTTACTTCAACAGCAGTTCCTACATTTCCAGTTATCCAAGGTGCTACAAATGTAAATGGATCTACTATCTACTATGCACATGAAATAGGAGTTAATCAAGTTGATAAATTGGGTAACAAAACAGCAATACCAGCATTTATTGAATCAGGAGATTTTAGTTTGAATATAGAAGGTAATGGACAAGTATTTATGAGTATGCGAAGATTCGTTCCTGATTTTAAATTAATTCAAGGTAATGCACAAATTACAATACAATTAAGAGATTTTCCTAGCGATACAGAAGCTTCCTCTCCACTTGGACCATTTACAGTAAGCTCCTCTACTGATAAAGTAGATACTAGAGCTAGGGCAAGATTTGCTAGTTTAAAAATTGAAAACTTATCTACTGATCAAAATTGGAGATTTGGAACTTTTAGAGCTGATGTACAACCTGATGGTATGAGAGGATAATGGAAGAAATATTTTTAAGAGATTATGCTAATAATGTGGCTCAAGCTCAAGATCCTTTTGGTGTTGCAGCAGTGCAAGCGCAACCAGGATTTGAAAATTATACACCTAGTTTTGTGAATCAAGAGTTACAACCAATGGGTCTTGCACCTAACGAACCAAATATAGATCTAAAAAAAATTGGAAAAGATATGGCTATAAATGTTTTTAAAAACGAAGCTATGAAAAAACTTGGCCTTAAATCTATTGAAGCAAATGTTTTAGGGGGAGCAATGGGTATAAATCCTTTTAAATTTACAAATCCAATAGGAGCATTGTACACAGCAAGTTCATTGTTGCCAGATAATGTTAAAGGAATTGCAGAAGTTTTAAGAAGTAAGAGAGCTAACAAAATAATTAACAAAGCAATAAAAAGAGATAATAAAAGAGATTCCCAAGGAGATATCCAAACTGTAGATTTAGGGACAAAAGGAACTCCTAATCCTTACACAGGAGGTGAAGGGGGAGTGCAGTCAGGGTTGACTTCACCATCAACAACAACATCGACTCAATCAACACCATCAAGGCAATCTAGACAAACAGCAGGTGTGGGTGGCTTACATAGTGGGTATTAATGGCTAGAGTAGATATAGTAATTCCAGAGCCAAGCGCTACTTATCAACAAGAAAACCAAAGACAGGTAAGTCAGTCTTTACGAACGATGCAAGATAAGTTAAACACTTCTTATCAACAAGAATTAAAAAATGAACAA